AGAAGCAACTGCGGCATTCCGTATTGGTATGGGAACGCAAGCAGTAGTAAACTTTCCACCATTAACTGCAAAGTATCTGTATCAGAGATTTACAGAACATATCAAAGACCAAAAGGTTATAAACATTTATGACCCATCGGCAGGTTGGGGTGGTAGAATTTTAGGAGCATTATCAGTAGATGATAGAAACATTCACTACATTGGTAATGACCCTAATACTGAAAATCAAATACCTGAAATTGGTAAGACGAGATATGAGTATTTAGCAGAATTCTTTAACAATAAGATTCCAGGTGCAAGTAATCCTTTTTGGGGACATCAAAATACTTATGAAATCTTTACAACAGGTTCGGAGATAATTCATTTAGATGGTAATTTTCAAAAGTATAAGGGTAAGTTAGATTTTGCATTTACATCTCCACCATACTTTGATAGAGAAAGATACTCAAATGATGAAACACAATCATTTAAGAAATTCAATAACTACGATAGTTGGAGAGATGGATTTTTAAGACCTACACTAACAACTGCATTTGAATATCTTCGTAATGATAGATACATTCTTTGGAATATTGCGGATATTAAAGTGGGTAAGGATAAGTTTTTCCCATTGGAGCAGGATTCAATTGATATTCTTACAGAGTTGGGATGTGAATATAAGGGTAAGATTAAAATGACAATGAGTCCTATGACGGGTGTTGATTTGAGTGGAGTGAAAAATAGTATGAAGATAGGTGATATGGTTTACAAATATGAACCAATCTTTATTTTCTACAAACCTTAAAAATAACAAATGTATCAAAACATATTTTACGAAAGAGCACAAAATCTTATCCACCTATGGGATGATAAAAATGGTTATCAAACATTTCCATATCGAAAGTATGCGTATAAGAAAGACCCGTATGGACAACATACATCAATGCATGGTGATAGATTGACTCGTATTTCAAAGTGGGAAAAGGATGAAGCTGAAGATTTATTTGAATCAGATGTACCCGAAACCACTAGAGTATTAGTTGATATATACGATTCCGATATTCCATCAAAAGGAAACAGAACAATGACTTTTGATATAGAAGTTGAAATGGTTAGTGGATTACCTAACACTCAATTTGCACAAAATGAAATTACTGCAATAGCATCACATGATGGTGTGACTAAATTGTACGATGTATTTGTATTAGATAAAGCAAGAAAAGTTAAAAACAATGCAAAACAATTCAGTAAAGATGGTAGAGATGTCAAACTGCATATTTTTGATAATGAGAAAAATCTTCTAATTGCATTTCTTAATTATTATGAAGAAGTTAATCCAACAATCCTAACAGGTTGGAACATTGATTTCTTTGATATTCCGTATCTTTACAATCGTATTAAGAACGTATGTGGAGAAGGACATGCTAAACGATTATCTCCAATTGGACAAACCTTTTATTCACCTTACAGACAGAAGTGGAGTTTTGCGGGTGTATCTATTTTGGATTATATTAATCTATATAAGAACTATAACTATGGGTTAGAATCATCCTACACTCTAAATCACATTGCTACCAAAGAATTGGGTAGAGGTAAGATTGAGTATGAAGGAAGTTTGGATGATTTGTTTGAAAACGATTTGGAGAAATTTATTGAATATAACATTGTCGATGTGGACTTGGTTGTATCAATGGATGAGAAACTTCAATTCATTGAGTTATGTAGAGCAATCTGCCACGCGGGATTCGTTCCGTATGAAGATTATATGTTCTCATCAAAGTATTTAGAAGGAGCATGTTTAGCATATCTTAAAACTAAAGGGTTGGTTGCACCAAATAAACCAAAGGATAGGAAAGAAAAGATGCAAGCACTTCGTGATAACAACGAAGAGAAATTTATCGGAGCTTATGTAAAAGAACCTATTGTTGGTAAGTATGATTGGATTTATGATTTGGATTTAACATCACTATATCCATCAATCATTATGACTCTGAATATCTCACCTGAAACGAAGATTGGTAAAATTCAGAATTGGGATGCAGAGCATTGGGTTAGAGGTGGAGATGCTAGTTATACAATTGTAGGTTCTGGAGGAGATAAATACGAATATACAAAGCAAGAATTAACCGAAGTTATTAAAGATAGTAATTTAGGGGTAGCAGCAAATGGTGTATTGTATAATCAAGATAAACCAGGATTGATTGCAGATATTTTGGATACATGGTTCAAACAAAGGGTTGAATTCCGTAAATTAGAAAAACAATATGGTGAAGCAGGTGATACTGAAAAATATGAATTCTATGCCAAACGTCAATTAGTACAAAAGATTCTTTTGAACTCAATGTATGGGGTGTTAGGATTACCCGCATTTCGTTTCTATGATATTGATAATGCAGAAGCAGTTACAATAACAGGTCAGACTGTGATTAAGAAAACTGCTGAAATGGCAAATATCAAGTATAATAAGGAGTTGGGTACGAAAGAAGATTACAACGTATACATCGATACGGATTCAATTTATATGATGGCAGAACCTTTGGTAAAACATAGATATCCAGAATACAAAGAGTTTGATGAGCAACGAATGGCAAGTGAAGTTAATATAATTGCTGAAGAAACACAAACATTCTTAAATTCATTTTATGATTTATTAGCTGAAAGATTCTTTTGTATTCCAAAAGATAAACACAGATTTGAAATCAAAAAGGAATATATCTCCAAAGCAGGATTTTGGGTAGCAAAGAAACGATACGCACAATGGATGGTATTGAAGAACGGCATTAAATGTGATAAGTTGGATGTAAAAGGTTTGGATGTAGTTCGTTCATCTTTCCCAAAAGCGTTTCAGGAATATATGTCAGGTATGTTGAAAGATATTCTTATGGGTAAAGATAATGAATACGTTGATACAAAGTTATTAGCATTTAAAGCTAGTATGATTAATCTACCTGTAAACAAAATAGCAAAAGGTGGAGCTATTAAGGAATTGAGTAAATACGATAACGGGAAGTGGAGAAAGGATAGTGGTTTGGCAATTGCTAACTTTGAAAAGGGAACACCTGCTCACGTTAAAGCTGGGATTTCGTATAACCGATTATTGAAATTCTTTGATTGTCCGTTTAAGCATGAACCAATTAGAGATGGTGATAAGGTTAAGTGGGTGTATTTAAGACAAAACCCATTAGGATTAGATACAGTTGCATTTAAAGATTACAATGACCCAAAAGAAATTATGGACTTTGTAGAGCAATATGTAGATAGAGATATGATTTTCAAAGCAGAGTTAGAGAATAAATTAGATGATTTTTACAAAGCATTGAAATGGGAAAAAGCATCAACTGAAACACAAACTGCAAAAAAGTTTTTTACATTTTAATTATGGAAAGTTTAAAATTTTGGAATACTGATGAGTTCGATTTTGCTACATATAAATGGCGATTAAAAGAACGAATTAATAAAGAAATATTAGGAAATGCAACCGATCCTGGTAACTGCTATTATACTTTTAATGAGTTGGGGTTTAGAGGTGATTCTGTAAAAAAAAAAGGATTAAAAATTATGAGTGTGGGGTGCGGCCACACCGAAGGAATCGATGTAAATGATAGAGAAACATGGTCACATCATTTAACTAGAATGCTTCCAAATGGAGTAGATTTTAATTTAGGGATAAGTGGTGGAAGTAATGATTACATAGCTAGAAGTGTCCTAACATGGACAGAGTATTTGAATCCGGCTATCGTATTAATTATGTATACATATCCAACGAAACGAGAAATATATACAGACGCAGGTAATTTAGAACCGTATCATCCAATTCCTTGGGGGTACTTAAACGAAGATTTGGATGGTAGAAAATTATGGTCTAATATAATATCATCCACGTCAAATGAAGAAGATTACATTAATTGGTATAAAAATCATTTATTAATATCAAATTATTTAAAAAATAAACAGATACCATTTATTTGGAATGGAACATTTGTTAAAACTAAATATATGGATGAAAATAGATTTGATGGAGAATACCCGTGTTTCATAGATAATAACAAATACGCAAATTCAATTCAAAATGAATTATATGCTAAAAAATTATTAACATATTTTGAAAATAATTTTGAAATGTAAAAAAAATAAATTATATTATTAAAAATAAATTATAAATAAAATGAAAAAACAATTAGAACTATTTCCAAATGAGGAATTGCAATCACAAGGTAGTGTTAATATTACAGAACCACATCCAATCGCAGATGTAGAATGGTGTTTTCAATTTTTTAATAATGAACCTATTGTATTTGCATGGGGAGATGAAAATTCTGAACCATCACCACTAACATTAAGCATTCAACCAATAGAAGGACAGGGATTAAATTTTCAACAAAATGGGATGGAATTCACAATCTTCCCAAGACCAATTTCAGAAGAATCAAAATTAGAGAGAGAAAAATCTAAAAAAAAATAACTAATTAATTATGAGCTTTTTTGAAAACGATATTAGTAAGAGAGAACATAGTTTGTGGGTGGAAAAATACCGCCCACAAACACTTTCCGAATATGTTGGTAATGAAACCGTAAAGGAAACCATTCAACAATATTTGGATAATAACGATATTCCACATTTGCTATTACATGGTAAAGCAGGGACGGGTAAAACCACACTTGCAAAACTTATTGTAAATACAATCAAATGTGATAGTATGATTATTAACGCATCGGATGAGAACAATGTGGATACCGTTCGTAACAAGGTTAAGAACTTTGCATCCTCAATGGGATTTGCAGGATTTAAGATTATCATTTTGGATGAGTTTGATTATATGACTCCAAACGCACAGGCAATCTTGCGTAATCTAATGGAGACATTCTCTAAACATTGTAGATTTATCTTAACGTGTAATTATCACGAAAAGATTATTGACCCAATTAAAAGTAGATGTCAAACATTTGCAATCACACCTCCTACAAAGAAAGATGTTGCAATTCAGGTTACTAGAATTTTAGATGCGGAAAAAATTAAATACGATGTTAAAAATGTTGCCGATATCATTAGTTCATATTACCCTGATATTCGTAGAATCTTAAATACTTGTCAATTACAATCTGCAAAAGGAGAATTGAAAGTAGACCATCAAATTATGGTGGAATCTAATTTTCAAACCAAACTCGTAGATTTGTTAAAAGCAAATGATGATAAACGAAATATGTTTATGAACATCAGACAAGCAGTTGCGGACAATCGTTTAAATGATTATTCTGAAATGTATTCTATGTTGTATAGTAGAGTAGATGAATACGCGGCAGGTAATACGGCAAATGTAATTTTGACAATCGCAGAAGGATTATCCAAAGATGCATTAGTAGTAGATAAAGAAATAGTGTTTATGAGTACAATTATTCAAATTTTAAATATTATAAAATAATGGAACAAGGATTACCAAATGGTATCAGTTTAAATGATGCGAGAGATATGGTGTGTGAATGTGGAAATAAAACATTTATGCCAGGATATAGATTTAAAAAATTAAGTAAAATAATGACTGGTAATGCTCAAGATTCAATCATTCCAATTGAAATGTATTTATGTACTCAATGTGGAAAAGCATTGCAGGAATTATTACCTTTGGAATTGAGAGACACACCATCATCAATAGTATAATAATGGCAGGAAAAAAGTTATTTGACCACATTGCTGCAATTACATCGGAGCAAGACCCAAACTACTTTGATAAATTATCGGAGGAAGATATTAAGACATGGAGTAACTTTATGATTAATAGATTCCTTTCGATGAAACCTGAATGGGTAGAATTGATTGCAACTATATTACCTCTGACTCAAACATTAGAACCTAGAGAAATGTATAAGTTGTATATCAGTATTATACCTAAAGGTAAATATTATCTTAAATACATCAAAGGAAAAGGAGAAGAAAAATACGAATCATTTTTAGTTGATTTAATTAAAAAAGATTACGATTGTTCCGAAAGACAATCAATTGATTACATTGAAGTTTTATATGCAACCAGAGAAGGTAGAGAAAATATAAAATATATGTGCGAAAAATATGGTACTGACAAAAAGTTAATAACCAAATTAAAATTAAAGATTTAATGCTAGGAAAATAGGAATAAATTGTGTATATTGTATTTAAATAACACACTATGGCTAGAGTTTCATTTTCCCAATATAGTATGTGGTCTGCATGCCCACATCAATACAAACTGGCGTATATAGATGGTTTGAGAGAATCATCATCCAATATACACACCGTTTTTGGTTCCGCAATGCATGAGACTTTGCAAGAATATTTAAGTAGATGTTTGCGTATTTCCAAATCGCAAGCAGATAAGAATATGAATACAAAAGAGTTTCTCAAAGAAAAAATGCGAGAATCCTTTTTAAAAGAATCAAACGAAGGACAGAACCCAATATGTTCCAAAGAGGAGTTAGTTGAGTTTTTAGAAGATGGGTATCTTATTTTAGATTACTTTCAGAAATCTAAAAATTTCAATAATTTTTTCTCACTAAAAGATGACGAGTTAATTGCAATTGAGCAGGTAATCAATACAAAGATTTCAGAAAATGTCAATTTTATGGGATTTATTGATTTCATCGTTAGAAGTAAATCAACAGGTAGATATCGTATTACTGATTTCAAAACCTCAACTAGAGGATGGACTAAAAACCAAAAAGCAGACTCGATTAAAAGCACACAATTACTTTTATACAAAAAATTTTACGCAGAATTACTAAATATATCCGAAGATGTAATTGATGTGGAATTCATAATTCTAAAGCGTAAGGTATCTGAAAATACAGATTATAACATCCCTCGTATCAGTAGACACGTACCTGCAAGTGGTAAACCTTCTATGACCAAATCATGGAAAGGATTTACTGAATTCGTTAATAGTGTGTTTGACCAGAATGGGGAATATAATGTAGATTCAAAATACCCCAAACATCCATCAAAATTATGTGATTGGTGTGAGTTTAAACAAAGAGGAATTTGTGACGGAAAAATATAAAAAACAATAATTATTTATAAAAATAAGTTATGGCAAAAAAGAAGATTTTATTATTATCAGACGATTTACGAATGGCGAGTGGTATCGCTAATGTTTCCAAACAATTGGTTATGGGAACCGTTGATAAATATGATTGGGTTCAATTAGGAGCAGCAATCAAACACCCAGAAGCAGGTAAGATTTTAGATTTAAATGATAGCGTTAGAGAGCAAACTGGTGTTGCTGATGCTAGTGTAAAAATTTACCCATCAGATGGATATGGTAATCCAGGTATTATTCGTCAATTGTTGATGGTTGAAAAACCTGATGCAATTCTCCACTTTACTGACCCTCGTTACTGGATTTGGTTATATGAGATGGAGCACGAAATTCGTCAATCAGTACCCCTTTTCTTTTATCACATTTGGGATGATTTACCAGACCCTAAATACAATAGAGATTACTACGAAAGTTGTGATTGGATTGGTTGTATTTCAAAACAAACTTATGGTATTACCCGTAGAGTGTGGGGATGGGATAAAGAAAAACATTGGACTAAACCTGCTGATTGGCAAGTAAGTTATGTACCTCACGGCATTAATTCCGATTTATATAAGCCAGTTGAAGTACCTGCTGAATTTAAAAAGGAAATCTTTGGTGAAAAAGAATACGATTTTGTTTTGTATTGGAATAATAGAAACATTCGTAGAAAACAACCAATTGATGTAATTCTTGCATTCGATAAGTTTGTGGAGGCATTATCACCAGAACATAGAAGTAAAGTATGTTTATTAATGCATACTCAACCCGTAGAAGAACATGGTACTGATTTACCAAGAACTATAGCAGAGTGTTGTTCACCTGAAACAAATGTAGTATTTGCACCAAACAGATATTCAGAAGAGCAATTGAACTATCTTTATAATTTAGGAGATGTAACAATTAATGTGGCATCTAATGAAGGATTTGGATTGGCAACGGCTGAATCAGTAATGGCTGGAACTCCAATCATTGTAACGGTAACGGGTGGATTGCAAGACCAATGTGGATTTAGAGATATTACAACTGGTAAACTACTAACCGCAGAAGATTATGTACAGATTGGTTCATTGCATGATAGACACAAAAAAGCAGGTGTAGTTTGGGGAGATTGGGTTAAACCAATTTGGCCAGTTCGTTCAACAACGGGTTCAGTTCCTACTCCTTACATCTTTGATGATAGAGTTGATTTTGAAGATATATCACCATTGATTATGGAATGGTATTTAACTCCAAAAGAAGATAGAGATGCAGCAGCATTGAAAGGTAGAAAGTGGATGTTGGGAGATGGTTTGTTGAGCAGAGAAGCAATGTGTAAAACATTAGTAGATGGCATGGAAGGTGCATTTGAAAATTGGACACCAAAGAAAAAATTTAAGTTAATAGAGTTATAATATGAAACCAACATTAGTATTTCAGGCACCGATTGCAACAAGAAGTGGATATGGTGACCACGCGAGAGATTTATTACATTCTCTATATAAATTAGATAAATTTGATATTAAAATTATTAGCACTCGTTGGGGGAATACCCCAATGGATGCTCTTAATTATGATAATCAATTTCACAAATGGGCTGTAGATAATATCATCCCACAAATTACAGAAAAACCTGACATTTATATTCAAGTTACAGTCCCAAATGAATTTCAACCATTAGGATTTTATAATATTGGAATTACTGCGGCAATTGAAACAACACATTGTGCATTAGATTGGATTCATGGATGTAATAGAATGGATTTGATTATAGTTCCATCAGAACATTCAAAGAAAAGTTTAGTAGATACGGTATATAATGAACAAGATAAACAAAGCGGACAATTAATTGCACAACATAGAATTCAAAAACCTGTTGAAATTCTATTTGAAGGATTTGATGAAACAATGTTTGGAACAGATGAGGTTGCTATTGTTTCGGAATTAGACCAAATCAAAGAAGAGTTTGCATTCCTATTCGTAGGTCATTGGTTAAGAGGTGATTTGGGAGAAGATAGAAAGAATGTGGGAATGATGATAAAAACATTCGCAATGGCATTCAAAAATGAAAAGGTAAAACCCGCATTAGTTCTTAAAACATCTTCAGCAGGGTTCTCTGTAATGGATAGAGAAACCACTATTAAAAAAATTAGAGAAGTATTGGGTAATGATTATAAATCAGTTCCAATTTATTTGTTGCATGGTGATTTAACACCTGTTGAAATGAACGGATTATACGAACATCCAAAAGTAAAAGCAATGTTAAACTTTACAAAAGGTGAAGGATTTGGTAGACCCCTATTGGAATTCAGTTTAACAGGTAAGCCTGTAATTGTTTCCAATTGGAGTGGACATTTGGATTTCTTAAAGCAAGGAGCTGTTTTATTAGAAGGTGAATTAAAGCAGGTACATGAATCAGCTGCAGACCAATTCTTATTAAAAGAATCACAATGGTTTAATGTAAATATTTCAAAGGCACTATCATCCATAAAAGATGTTTATAAGAACTATGAAAAATACAAAAAGGCATCTATACAATTGGGTAAACAAAACAAACAAAACTTTGGATTGGAAAAAATGACTAAATTGTTTGATGGAATTTTGAATCAATATGGTATTTATAATAAGATACAACCAAAGTTCCAGCAACTTCAATTACCTAAACTAAAAATGTTAAATAAGTAGTGTCAGCATATAATCGTATATATCGCAAATATATAGATAAAGGTGATAAATCAATATCACCTGAAAGAATGAAGCGTGGAAAATTCTATATGATAATGCAATACGAATATGTAGATGGTACTAAACAATCATACACAATAGGAGATGGGCCTATAATATACACTTTGTTTGTTTCTAGAGCAAAAGGTGTGGTACACGCAATTAAAGTATCAAATATAAATCCCACTTTAATAAAAAGATTTTTTGGTAAATTTGTAAATGAAGATGAAGATAAATTAGAAATGAAGGGTGGAGCAAAGAAGTTTTATTCATCCGTAGTTTCTAAAGTACCTATAATAACAAATGAAGCATATAGAACTTATAAAATAAGTGGGTTTGGTAGAATAACTGAATTGGAAATGGATATTGAAGAATTGACTCCTAATGTAAAAAAATCAATAAAAACTATTAAAGAACAAAATAACGAAGAATGAACAGAGTATGGTCTTTCGGTGATTCAATGACAGCACCTATAAATGGCACCTCTAATGACCCCAGTCCTTACAAACAATGGTTGGGTAGAGATGCAAAGGATACTGCTACATTTGTAGCAGAAGAATACGGGTTTAGTGTAAAAAATATGGGAGTTAGTGGAAGTTCCAATTGTGGAATATTTCACAAATTCCTTTCAGAATTACAAAACATTCAATCAGGTGATATCCTAATTTTTGGATGGACAGTTATAGCTAGATACAGAGTAGCATCTAAACACGGATGGAAAACAATCTGGTCTGTAGGGTTATCGAATCTTCCTGAATATGAGTGTGTAGATGGAACATATATAACAAAGGAAGTAGCGGAGCAATTGATTTATAATAGGTGTGATTTACAACATTTCTATGAGCAAGAAGTTAATCAATGGATTACATTTATAAATGATTGGGCAAACTTAAAAGATGTAAAAGTTATCCATTGGAGTTGGTGTAATGAAAATATAGGTGGTAAACAAAATTTGAAGTTATCATTTCCGGTTGTAAACTATACCGATATGAGTAAAGAAACTGCTAATGTAGTTAGAGATGGGCATTATGGTGAAGTAGGTTATAAGGAATTGGCAAATGATATATTAAAATATTTAAATAAATAATAATGACATCAAAAGAATTCGTCCTTTGGTTACAGGGATTTACTCAAGGAGTACATGAATACAATATATCACCCAAACAATGGGATGCATTAAAAGATGTGTTGGCAAAGGTTAATGATGAACCAACACTAACTTTTCCAATCCATACTCCAAATACTGCACCAAATACACAATCGTTTCCTACTTGGCAACATCCACACTATGTAACATCAACTGCTTATGGGTATCCATCAGGTAGTTCAATTAATTATACATACAATCCACCATATACAACAGGTGGTGAAGATGAAATTATCAAATCTCATAACGAAGATTAAAATGAAATTAAGTTACGCAATAACCGCTTGTAATGAGCATGAAGAAATTATACGATTAGTTACTCAATTGATAAACTATAAAGGTGAAAATTCTGAAATAGTAGTTCTTTTAGATACTCCAAAATCTTCTACGGAAATGATTGAGTATTTAGAATTACAAGCTAATGCAAATTATATCACTTTAATTGAATCTGAATTTGATAATGATTTCGCACAATGGAAAAACTTTTTAAATTCACATTGCAAAGGTGAGTGGATTTTTCAATTAGATGCGGATGAATACCTATCAAATGATTTAATCTACAATTTGGAAGAATTGTTAGAAGTGAATACTGATAAAGACCTAATAGTAGTTCCGAGAATCAATACGGTTGAAGGATTAACTGAAGCACATATTCAGAAATGGGGATGGAATGTTAATGAGAAAGGATGGGTAAACTTCCCTGATGTTCAGACTCGTATCTACAAAAACAAACCAGAGCAAATTGGATGGAGTGGTAAAGTACATGAAAGAATTGTTGGATTTCAATCATATACTAATTTTCCATCAGATGAGGTCTATTGTATTATACATCCAAAAACAATAGAACGTCAGGAACGTCAAAATGATTATTATAATACTTTATGAAAATAACATTCATATACGATTA